ACACCATATTTACCCATGTTCTTTCTCATAGAAAGTAATTCAGCTGCTGTTAAAGTATCAGATGCAAATGCAGTTGATGACTGTGTGTAGTCTGAATCATTTCTTGCAAGGTGTAAAAGACCTTCGAAAGCTGCACCGCCAGTGCCAAATACACCGTCAGCATCATCACCAGCTAGGATAGCATTTTCAATTGCTCTAGCGTGTGATCTTACCATTGATTCTCTAATTAAAGGAAGGATTGGTAAGATTGCATCTTCTTCAGTCTCATTACCTAGGAAAGATTGTGAGATAAGTTTTTTAGTTGAAAGAGTTCTTTCTGATAAAGTAACACCAGCATCATCACCGTATGTAGCAGATCTCATGTCTAGGTTATCATTAGCTACTGCAGAACCTGAAGTAAATTCAGCATATCCGCTATCTGGTAAGATAGGAATAATTGTGTTTGCAGAAGTCATTGGAATTTCTCTAAATAGAGGTGCCAATACTAATTCATTTTCGATATCTCTTTCGATGTTTGTTGAAACAACTTGCTCAAAGTCAGCAGAAGAAACTTGAACACCTGAATGAGTGTTAACTTTCTGCATTACATCTTTAGCCATGTCATTGTCCCATCCTTTACCAGTAGCTAAACCAGCAAATTTTGCATCAATGATGTCGTTTTCAAAAGCTTTTTTCCAGTCGCCTTGACCTTGTCTGTCGCTGAAATGTCTTTTTGACTCTCTGATTTTCATAATTTCTTCTGATTTTTCAGAAAGTTGAGCTTCTAAATTCTTTACAGTTTCTTCTAGTTTAGTAAAGTCTTCTTTCACTCTGCCTTCAACGTCATTCATTAGTCTTTCTGCACCTGATAGGCCAGCTTCAACTATAGTTTTAGTTTTTTCCTGATCGGCTTCTTCGTTAGCTTTTTGAACTTCAGCTTCTTCAGCAGCCTTTTGAGCAGCTTCTTCAGCAGCCTTCTGTTCTGCAGCCTTCTGTTCTGCTTGCTTCATAGCAATTGAAGTAGCTGTATCTTCAGCCACTTTCTTTGCAAAAGCTTCTAGATCGAAGTTGCTTTCAGGAGATTGTTTTTCATTTGACATATTTGTCTCCATATTATGGGATTCCTCCCGTCCTGGCTGCTCAATCTTCACAGCGTCTGCTGATTCACTTGAGTTAGCCTTGTAAAAAGTTTGCTTATACTTATTGTAATCTTCCATGTTATCAAAAGACTTTGATAATCCAAAAGTTGCCCCTTGGTTACAAGGTACTGATACAACAGAAACTTCAAAAAGTTCAGCGTCCTTTATTTTATATCCGTCGGTTTCTGTCATATAATCAGCATCCTTGACTTTGAAACCAACAGAAAAAGCTCCAAGGACACCGTCTTTAATTAATTGAGTTACTTCACCGGCAGCTTTAGATATCTTTGCAGATATTTCTAGTCCGTTTTCTGTAACTTGTAAATCTTTTGCACGACCAATAGGTTTGTCGTAATTATGGTTAAATAGAATAATTGGATTATTTTTAAAATTCTCCAACCCGCCTTTAGTCCAAGCATCAGTTTCGATTATATCTCCAGCTCTGTCAAGACCATTAGTGCTTGCTGATCCTTTAATATCAACTCCGCCATCTTCTGACTCACCTAATGCTTTAAAAGTACTTGTCCAGTGATAGATCTTATTCGACATCTTTCTTCTCCTTTTTAGCTTTAGGTTTTTCAACCTTAACTTCCACAGGAGTAACAGAAACTGGATATCTTTTCGCTAAAGCTGATAAAGCTCTATTCCAAGATCCAAACATTCTTCTAACTAAATGTACTTTAAAAGGTGCATCTTCGTAAGATTTAAATGTAACTATATCCATAGTTTCTACGTTCTTGCTTGCAAAAAATGCTGATAACTCTTTAACTATCTTATCTTTTGTCATATTTATTCCTCGTTATCTACAGGCTCTGTAGGCCTGCCGCCTTGTTCAGGATTTGCAGCCGAACCTGCTATATTTGCAGGTACTCTTGGCTGGTCAAATCCGTCTACAGGATCCTTGCCTAATGCATCTCTTGCTTCATTTGGACTTATAATTCCAGTATTCACTAAAGTTGCGTAGTAAGCAGCTTGATCTCTTAATTCGGGTTGTAAGGCAGGTATTCCTGTTACGTCCTCTGTAATTGAGAAACCAAAAAATCTTTCTAATGCATATCCTATTTTTCTTACTATCGGTAGTATTGTTTCTAGATAGTATAGTCTATGATTTGGTCTAATATTTGCGTTATTACCACCATCTAATAAAATTGGTGGTATTCCCATTGCTTCAAGAATAATTTTTTCATTTGACTTGATTGCTTCTTGGAAATCTAAATCTTTAAAATTAATCTCTGTTAAATTTTCTACCTCTAATCCT